TAAATCAATACCCTACCAAGATAAGGAAGCATTTGAAACTTATGCTAGTGAATTTATTAGAGAATATGATTATATATTTTATATTTCCCCTCATGGTATTCCTATTGAAGATAATGGAGTACGTGAAACAAATACTTATTATAGGGATTTAATTGATTTTACAATTACTACACTTATTAAAAGATATGGTCATAGATGTCCCAAAATAGAAGAAATATCTGGATCTACAGAGGAACGTATTCAGCAAATTTTGAATATAACAGGACTTTAACATATTTATAATAAAATCTTATTATAATGAAAAAATCTGAATTAGCCTCTTTTATTAAAGAAGAAATTAAATCTACCCTTAACACAGAAGGTGTATGGCAAAAAGGTCATCCTTCATTAATCCAAGACTTTCTTGATGAATTAGATACGTTAAAGGATAAATACTATAATATTGTAGGAAGTGATGATGTATTTAATGGATTAGACCAAGCTGAAAGAGCAGCAAGTGAATTGCTTACTATGGCAGAAGCAACAATAGAAACATCTCCAGAAGATTTAGCTAAAGTTAAAAAATCAGCAGATAAAGACGATGTAATTAAAGTTACAAAAGAAGATGCAACACCAAAAGGCGAAGACTTCTTTTATGATTATTTAGATATTGGTATGTCTTATTTAGAAGGATTTGGTAAAAAACATTCTTTAGATGATACTCAGTTAGAAAAACTAGGTAAAAAAATAGTAGATCAATTATATAAAGGTGATGTTGGTAAAGCATATGATGCTATTGTTAAAAGAGGTGCAATGAATGAAGATGAAGATAAAGAACCATCTAAATCAGACCTTAAAAAGACAAAAGGTTTAGCTAAAGCAAAAGAAGAACTTGCCCAATTAACTAAACAAATGAAATCCTTAGCTCGTAAATATAAAGAGGCAGAAGGTGAAGAAAAAGAAAAATTAGTAGCTGATCTTAAGAAAAAAACAAAACTTAAGAAAGAATTAGATGCTATTATAGATAAATAAAAACTGTTATGTTTAAGTGGTTAAAAAAGAACTATCAATTATTAGTAATTATAGGGGCTTGTATTTTAGTCTTTAGGTTTTTAGACGATAAAGAAAACTATGTAAGCGAATATAATGATAAAATTACTGCATTAGAAAAAAAAGTTGACTCATTACATAGTGAAAATGATGAATTAACTTTTAAAATAGATACCTTAAATGTCCAGATAGGTAAATTAGATCAACAATTAGATCTAAAAGATAACAAAATAAATAATTTAAGATATGAAATTAGCACAAAAGTTGATGCTGTTGATTCTTTTAATGACGATGAGCTTGAAAAGTTTTTCACAGAACGTTACAGACAGTACATCGATTCAATTAAAAAAACCAATAGCAAAACTAGTAATTAAAGATTTAATTACTGGGGATGGAGCTAAAAATGAATTAGCTATTACTATAGATAAAATTAAACTGTTTGAACAAAAAATAGTTTTAAAAGATAGTGTTATTTTAAATTTAAATAATAAAATAAATAATTTTGATTCCATACTTTTGACAAAATCTGACCAATTATTATTATCCCAAGAATTATCTAAAAAGTTAGAACAAGATTTACAAAAACAAAAATTAAAAAATAAATTAACTATGGGAGCGGGTATACTAGGAATAGTAGCTGTTGCTATACTAGTAAAATAGTATGTCTGATTTAAAAAAAGTAATACGCCAAGAATATCTAAAATGTGCTAAAGACCCCGTACATTTTATGCGTAAATACTGTTATATACAACACCCACAAAGGGGGCGCATACCATTTAATTTATACCCATTCCAAGAAAAAGTACTCAAGTTATTTAGAGATAATGATTATTCTGCTGTATTAAAATCTAGACAGTTAGGTATATCAACTTTAGCGGCAGGTTATTCTTTATGGCTAATGACATTTCATAAAGATCGAAATGTATTAGCACTAGCAACTACTCAAGCAACTGCAAGAAACCTAGTAACAAAAGTACAATTCATGTGGGAAAATTTACCTTCATGGCTTAAAGTAGATTCTGCTGAAAATAATAAATTATCTTTAAGACTAACTAATGGTTCAAAAATACAAGCAAAATCTTCAAATGCCGATGCCGCAAGATCGGAAGCAGTATCATTACTAATAGTTGATGAGGCTGCCTTTATTGATAATATTGCTGAGACATGGGCTTCTGCACAACAAACACTTGCAACAGGTGGTGGTGCTATTGTACTATCAACCCCTTATGGTACAGGTAACTGGTTTCATCAAACATGGGTTAAAGCAGAACAAGGAGAAAATGAATTTTTACCAATTAAACTACCTTGGTATGTCCACCCCGAAAGAGACCAAAAATGGAGAGAGGCACAAGATTCATTATTAGGAGATCCTAGATTAGCAGCACAAGAATGTGACTGTGATTTTAGCACTTCAGGTGATATTGTATTTTATAATGAATATTTAGAGTATTATGAAAAATCTTTCATTAAAGATCCCTTAGAAAAACGTGGAGCAGATCAAAATTTATGGGTTTGGGAATCACCTGACTATAGTAGAGATTATATTGTAGTAGCGGATGTATCTCGAGGGGATGGCAAAGATTACTCAGCTTGCCATGTAATTGATACTGAAAGTAATGTACAAGTTGCAGAATATAAGGGGCAAATTAATACTAAAGATTATGGTCATTTATTAGTAGGTTTAGCTACAGAATATAATGAAGCAATGTTAGTAATTGAAAATGCAAACATAGGCTGGGCAACTATACAAGTTGCTATAGATAGACAATATCCTAATCTCTACTATTCACAACGGAGTGACTCCCCAAATGCTGATTCGTATTTTGATAAATATCAAGACCACTCCAAAATGGTAGCTGGTTTTACTATGTCATCTAGAACACGTCCTATGGTAATAGGTAAATTTCAAGAATACATTAGTGATAAGGGAGTAACAATACAATCTAGAAGATTAGTAGAAGAAATGAAAGTGTTTATTTGGAAAAATGGTAGAGCAGAAGCCCAAACAGGGTATAATGATGATTTAGTTATGTCATTTGGTATGGCTATGTACATTAGAGATACAGCATTAAAATTAAGACAGCGGGGTTTAGACGCAACTAGGAGTGCATTAAACAATATAACAGTAAATAGAACACAATACCAAGGTGGGTATTTTTCAAGTGGAACGGATAACCCTTACCACATTGATACCCAAAATGGTGAAAAGGAAGATATTAGTTGGCTTCTTAGATAATATTTATAATAATAACTATATACAATGGCAGATAAAGGCTTATTTAGTAGACTACAAAGATTATTTTCAACAGATGTAATTATACGAAATGTTGGAGGGGATCAAATAAAAGTAATTGATAGTAGTGCAATTCAACAAAATGGAGAATTACAAACAAATTCTTTAATCGATAGATATAACAGATTATATTCAACAAACCCTTCATCTTTATATGGGGCCCAATTTAATTTTAATTATCAATATTTAAGACCTCAACTATATTCAGAATATGACGTAATGGATCAAGATGCGATTATTGCTTCTGCCTTAGATATCATAGCTGATGAATGTACACTTAAAAACGATATGGGTGAAGTATTATCTATTCGTTCTAGTAATGAAGCTGTTCAAAAAATATTATATAATTTATTTTATGATGTATTAAATATTGAATTTAATTTGTGGGCGTGGGTAAGACAAATGTCTAAATTTGGTGACTTTTTCTTAAAATTAGAAGTTGCTGAAAAATATGGGGTTTATAATGTAATACCATACACGGCCTATCATATTTCAAGAGAAGAAGGCTTCAATTCAGAAAATCCATCAGATGTAAGGTTTAGATATGACCCCAATGGCTTAGTTAACCCAAGTTCAGGAATGTATTCTACTCCTAATAATAATTCTCAAACAGAAAATGGTATTTTCTTTGACAATTATGAAATGGCTCACTTTAGATTAATTGGAGATACTAATTATCTTCCTTATGGTCGTTCATATATTGAACCAGCTAGAAAATTATTTAAACAATATACTTTAATGGAGGATGCAATGTTAATCCATAGGATTTCACGTGCCCCAGAAAAACGTATTTTTTATATGAATGTTGGGTCTATTCCTCCAAATGAAATAGATTCATTTATGCAAAAAACTATTTCAAATATGAAACGTACTCCCCACATAGACCAAAAAACAGGTGAGTATAATTTAAAGTATAATATGCAAAACATGATGGAGGATTTTTACATCCCAGTTCGTGGTAATGATACTACAACAAAAATTGATACTACAAAAGGTTTAGATTATGATGGTATCCAAGATGTTGAATATTTAAGAGATAAATTATTTGCAGCACTTAAAGTACCAAAAGCTTTTTTAGGGTATGATGAAAATATAGAAGGTAAAGCAACATTGGCTGCTGAAGATATTAGATTTGCTCGTACAATTGAAAGAATCCAAAGAATATTAGTTTCTGAACTTAATAAAATTGCACTTGTACATTTATATTCTCAAGGATATAGAGATGAAGCTCTAACTAATTTTGAGTTATCAATGCAAACACCATCAATTATATTTGAACAGGAGAAAATTGAATTAATGAAATCTAAAACTGAATTAGCAACTTCATTATTAGAAAACAATCTATTACCTACAGATTGGATATATGATAATATTTTCCATTTATCCGAAGATCAATATGATGAATATAGAGATTTAAATAGAGAAGATGCTAAACGTAAATTTAGACTAGCTCAAATTGAAGCAGAAGGAAATGATCCTGTTGAAACAGGTAAATCATATGGTACCCCCCATGATTTAGCATCATTATATGGTAAAGGAAGAATGTACTCTGACCCTGGTAATGTACCAGATGGGTATAATACAGATTCGGATCTAGGTCGCCCTAAAGATAGTATTTCGAACCGTGGAAAACAAAACAGTAACTTTGGTAAAGATCCACTAGGTACTAAACGTATGAAAGATACTGATAAAAATGATTCATCCGATAGCAACACAGACACTAATAAATCTGGATTAGCTTTGGAAAATGCTCAAATAACTTTTTTAAAAAACAAAGATATATTTAAGAAAATGAACAAAAAACAATTAGTTTTTGAGCAAAATAAAGATACATCTTCATTATTAGATGAAAACCAGTTAAAGAAGTAAAAACCTTTACATATTTATAAATAAATATATTTTTTGATGAAAATAAAACACTCCAAGTACAAAAACACAGGTATACTGTTTGAACTATTGGTGCGTCA